TTATTTCTTATCTTGAAAGATACGGAATCGGTTTTTTCTCATTATATGAAAAACTATGTGAAATTTACATAGAAACCGGAGAACTTGTTCTGTTAGATAGCACAGATAAACAAACTCGAATAGTATTAAATACAGCTATTAAATTCCTTGAAAAGAAACAATTTGTTTTAACTACTGAAGCAGTTGAAATAAATAATAAATTTATAAAATTAAAACCAATTGGTCATTTAATGACTGATGAGAATACTCATTCATTTTGTCCTTTACACTGCAAAGAGAACATTATTCATGATGATATTTAATTGTTTATTAAATTCTTTACTATTGATATCAATGTGATTTATTGCTAGATTACAGAAACGAAAAGACCTGATATTGGACATCAGGTCTTTTTAATACGCTATATTGAGCAATCAGTATCCTCAATATAGCAATTCTGTTTATTTAAAACAAGGAATTGTTATGGTTAAAATCCCTTTTATTTTTTCTTCTATACCCACATTTTTTCAATACAAAGGTTATTTCGACCCTCGAAAAGATAAGAATCATCATAAAAACCTTTATTTTATTTATTCATCATTTTCAAAATGTAGACCCGAAGTTCAAAAAATAATGTATTTAAATCGAGAAATAATTCTAAAACCTTACCAATTCATTTTTGGATATGAGAAATGGTCTGAGGACATCGGTTTAACAAAAAAAGAACTGGAAAATCAGATAAAAAAATGGATTAAATTCGGTTACCTAAAAAATATAACTCATAAACTACAAAATAAATTCTCAATCTATGAATGGGATGTCTTACGTTTAAATATGAAAATTGTTCATAACTCATCAGAAAATGACGAAATTGTTCATAACTCATCAGAAAATGACGAAATTGAAGAAAGTTATGAACAGGATACAGCATATCCAGAACAAGATTATAATGATTTTGGTGAGGCTAAAAACAAATACACAGAACATTTAGAACAAGATTTATCAAATATTGAGGGAGGCAGTGAAAATATCGAGTTTTTTACACCCCCTCTCACAGGGGTGCTTAAGGCAAAAGGGGAGGCAAAAGGGGAGGCAAAAGGGGAGGCAAGAAGTTTATCTAAACATACTTCAGAATTAGAAAATGAAGAAAACCGAGGAGGCAAAAGGGGAGGCAAAAGGGGAACAACGATATATAACATAGAACATAAAGATTATAAAGATAACAACGTTATGAAGAATCGTCGTCAACTTCTTGAAAATGAAAAACAAGCAATTGAATCGTTATATTCATACGCTTTAAGTAGGAATCTAGCTATTAACTTGCGTTCTCTCTCCTCATGGGTTAAAATTTACGAGCTTTGTTATGTAGAAAAACATTTCAACTTACTTATCAGAACAGATCAAAGTAAAAAGAAAAAAGGTCTTATTCTTGAAAATCCAGAGGGTTGGCTTGGAAAAGCTTTGAAAGAAAACTGGTTAAAAATCTCTTCAGACAAAGAAACTAATAAGGAATTTGCTGAGAAATTTAAGATAGATAACGAAATATTAAGGTTAAAAATTAACACTAGATATGCGAGAGATCAAAAAACAGGTATAGAATTTCATTATGATTTAGATAATGAAATATTTAAAGAAAAATTAATTAATTATTACAATTAAGGGGTAAATATGAGTAATTTAGAAAGATATAATGAATGTTGTGGAATTGCTAAAATAAAAAAATGTGGTTATTTAGAAAAAGATACTTACGTAGTTTACTTTAATGGTTATGATCTTGAAGAAGAAAATGGATTAGGAGAAGTTATTGGTAAAGGAACAACAAAGGAAGAAGCTTTAATTCAAGCTTTAAAGATCTTATCTAAATCGGTATATAAACAAGTTAAAATTTGGAGTGAAATATTTGAAATAGGTGAGAAAATTGGAAGAACTGATCTTTTTAAATTAGAAACACCAATTCTAACTTTAAGACCTTCAAATGATGAAGATTATGAAACCAATGCTTCTGTTTTTTTAATGGATAACGGAAATGTTTGCTTAGGAATATTATAAAACAGACGAGAGACTTGGATTTAATTTGTATCGCTCTTACAACTACCAATTTATAGCGGATTTAACTATAAAACAAAATAGCCTCTGTGAGGATTAAACACAGAGGCTATAACAAAATTACAGGACATCACGATTTAACAGAGAATCTTTTCAATAAACAAATTCTTATTCTTGCCCCCTCAATCTACAAATTTCTCTCTTTTACCGCAACATTCTTTTTTTTCGATTGATTTGACTAAAATTCGTCAAAAGCGTTTGATTGAGTTACAAGATGCGTTTCGAAATAGCCTAATTTCTTACAGATTTGCGTTAAGAGGCGATAAAAATGAAAAGTCTTAACTTCATACACAGAGATCAAAATGATGAATATAATGTAAATCTAGGCCCTATTCCAATAATTGACTGGTTTATACCAGTCAAAACAGTCAGCGAAATGAATGTTACAGGCCATTGGTCATTACGTCATAAACGTTTTAAAGAACAAAAACAACGCATTTTATCTCGCTGGCTAGAAGATCGCGTTAAAATTCCCACTCCTTGTCACGTTTTGCTAATTCGTGTTGCGCCACGCATGTTAGACGATGATAATTTACGCCCATCACTCAAAGCATGTAGGGATATTATTGCTGACATCATCATCCCTGGCAAAGCAGCTGGTTTCGCTGATTCTTCACTACTAATTTCATGGGAATATCAGCAAGAAAAAAGGTTAGCAAAACAATATGGTTTACACGTGAGGATTTATGAAATGCCAATCATGTAAAGTTTTTCCTCTTTTTATTTTATTTTCCATGTTCTATGTTCTTCTTCAATTTACTTCATGCGTTGCAGATAAAGCTCTTGTAGATTTAGAATACAAGCTAGCAGAAGATGCAATCGAAGATGTTCAGGAAGTTATTGATGAAAATAAATCTACCGAAGAGAAATAAAAATGAAAATATTTGATGAATATATTGAATATATAGCATTTTCTATCTGTATTTTATTTTCACTTTTTATGATCGGAATGTTAATTTATTTGTGGTAAAACACATTGACTTGCTATAGTCAATATGCTATATTTATCACTCTTACAAAGGTATTTTATGCCGTCAAAAACACCATCAAAATCCAAATCTAAAGTTTCAAAAGTCATGCACGAATTTAAAGAAAAAAAACTACATAGCGGATCTAAAAAAGGTCCATTAGTGAAAAATCCAAAACAAGCCATTGCAATCAGTCTTTCTGAAGCCGGTCTCTCAAACAAAAGGAAAAAATAATGGATAAATCAGAATCTGAAAATATAAATTATAGCGCTGATTTTATTTATAAACCTCCTTTTACTAATACTCCGCCTTTGGAAAGTCTTGAATCTGAAGTTGGAAGTCATAAAAATATTCGTTTTATTTTTTCTGATACATATAAACTTAATATAAAACCAGAAGACTCGGGGACATGTTTATGTTGCGACGCTCAAATGCTTGTTAATGATTTAGAAGAAATTGACATTAATTCACCAGAAATGATTCCTCTTATAAAAGAATCTCTTTTATTTATTTTAAATAATGTAAATTGGCCTACTTCTAATAAGTGGCCTTCAGATAAGGAAAACAAATAATGTTCGACAAAATTTACAATAGTTTTGATCCTGAAAAATTTGATTTAGAAGATTTTTCCAATTTAATAAAAAGCATTTTTGTTGTAATTGATAATATATCTCCGAGAAATATGAAAAACGACTATGAATACGATCATTGCATTGAAGCTATTTGCGAAGTTCTTAGATCACATAAAATCAAAGTTGATGTATTACCCGGAAGATGTGAAAAATAAGGGAAATATGGAATCTAATTGTAAAATCGAATATGGGCTTTACATTAATGAAGAAAATATTAAATTTTTTTTCATAAAACAAATTTTTACTGATCATAGAAACTCACAAGAAATTATTATTCCCCCCGATTTATCTGTTGAAATTGCAAAAGATATTTTAGAAAAATTAGATAAAAATACACAAAATAACTAATGAAGGTAAATAATTATGGATGATAAAATTAAAAAGCTTCAGAAAAGCACAAAAAAAGTCATGAAAGAAGAATCATCGCTTTTAAAAGCCGATAAAAAAAATGACATGAAAATGGCTAAATGTAAAAAATCTATGAAAAAGAAATAAAAATTTATCGGTATATCTATGGCAACTTGTAGTGAAATATCTGTAACAGTGAAAAATTCAGAACGTAGATTGGTTCAGAAATTTCTCATATATGATACATATACTATCGATGAAAATGATCCCATCATCAGCAATTGCATCAAACAGACTATTGACAATTTCGATTCTGATGATTACGATGATGTTAGAGTAAAAATCAATTTAGAGATTAAATAAAACTAATGGGAAGACCAGAAAAACCTATTGATTGGGATGAAGTTGAAAAAAGATTAGAAGCTGGTAATTCTGTTAAAACTATTTGTAATAAATTCGGTATAAAAAAACTCGGTACTTTTTACGATAGATTTAAAAATTATTATGGTGAAAATTTTTCGGCATATTCGGTAAATTTTAAACCTGCATTCCTCGAAAATATAGCTTATTCTCAATATAAAAGTGCATTAGATGGTAATACATCAATGTTAATATTATTAGGTCAAGAACATCTTAATCAAGGTAAAGAAAAAGTTCAAGAACCACCTAAACAACATATAATAGACCAAGAACAAAAAATTATGTTTTTAGAAAATGAATTAGCTATTGAAAAAGAAAAAAATGCCAACAAGTCCGAAACAGAATAAAAGTTTTGCAGAAGCAACTCATCGATTTAATATTTGGGTTGGTGCTGTTTCATCCGGCAAAACTTATTCATCTATTGAACGATTTATTTATGATTTAAAAAATGGTCCTCCTGGCGATGCCATGATTATTGGCGTCAATAGAACATCTATTCAACGTAACCTATTAACACATTTATATCGTCGATTAGGGTTTCCAGTCCCTACAGAGAAATCACAAAAAGCTCAATTATATGGTCGTGATGTATGGTTTGTTGGTGCGCCTGACGTATCTGCTGTTTCAACGATACAAGGTAGTACATTAGCATTGGCATATGTTGATGAAGCGACTAATTTACCAGAACCATTTTGGAAGATGCTTGAATCGCGTTTACGTGTTCCTGGTGCTAAATTATTAGGCACATGTAATCCGGAAGGACCAGCACATTGGCTTAAGAAGGATTATATTGATAATAAAGCATTGGATTTAGTGTACTGGAATTTTAATCTCGAAGATAACCCTATTCTTGATGATGCATATAAACAGCAACTAAAAGCTTCTTATACTGGTATGTGGTACAATCGATATATTTTAGGTGAATGGGCATTAGCACATGGAGCGATTTATGATAATTACGATAAAGACAATGAATACGAAAATCCATACCCTGCGCCTAACTATTATGTTGTTGGTATCGATTATGGGACTACCAATGCGACAGCTGCGGTACTTTGTGCCATCACGCCTACCAAGTGGCCGCAAATTCGTGTCGAAGCGGAATATTACTATGATTCCGCTAAAAAAGGTAGGTCTAAAACAGATCAAGAATTGGTTAGAGATATCAAAGACTTTATCGGCTATAAAAATGTATCTGCCGTTTACGTTGATCCTGCAGCCGCCTCACTTAAGATTGCTCTTAGACATGTTGATTTACCAGTATTAGACGCAAATAATGACGTGCTACTTGGAATTAAAATCTGCTCAAAGTTTATCGGTGGAAAGAATATAGTTATTCAAAAGGGATGTACAACATTAAGAGAACATATTCAATCATATGCATGGGATGCAAAAGCAGCTGATAGAGGTGAAGATAAACCAGTAAAGAAAAACGATCATATCCTCGACGCATTACGTTATGCCATTTGTACAGCATTTCCGAAAGGAGAATTTAACCACCCTGATGAGAATATATCATACGCTCAATTAAGACGCAAGGTTTTTGAGGAAAATGATATGTATTCTAGTTTTAATAGTGAAATTCAAGGTTTTTAAAGTAATTGACATATTTCACAAGGAGAGATACATTAAGTTATTTTCTAAAAATAGGTGGAATATGATAGAACATCAAGAACATTACGGTAGAAAATTTTACAAAGACTTAGAAAAAGGATATTGGATTTCAACAGATTATCCAAGAATTAGAGCGCATAGATGGGTGTGGTTAAATATTCATAAAATGATTCCTAAGGGTTATCATATTCATCATATCAATGAAAATAAATCTGATAATCGGATTGAAAACTTAGAATTAATTGAAAAATCAAGACATATGAGTCATCATATGCAAGAACCTGAAAGAAAAAATAAAGCACGTGAAATGGCTGATAAATATCGACCATTAACAAAAGAATGGCATAAAAGTGAAGAAGGTAGAGCATGGCATAAATTACATGCGTTAAAATGTAATTTTGGTAACAATAAACCAGTTAGTAAAGTTTGTGATGTTTGTTCAAAAGAATATAAAACGAAAGTTATTGCAGATGGACGATCCAAATTCTGTTCGAATAAATGTAAATCGCAATGGAGAAGAAATAGTGGGTTAGATAATATTGAAAGGAATTGTATTACTTGCCAAAAAACTTTTATGATAAATAAATATAGTAAAGTAAAAAACTGTAGCAAATCATGTGCTAAAAAGAAAAAATGAGGAAAAATGGATTATAGCAAATTTAGAAAACAAATTAATCAATATTCAGATGAAGATTTACATGATGCGTTGAAAAATAATGGATTAATAGATTTAGGAGTTTTAGGAGCTATTAGTTCTGAAATATTAAAAAGACAGTTAGAAAGAAAAGTAAAATTGATGATTGCTTACAAAAAAGCAAATTCAGTTTGCGATCCAATACAATTTAATAATAATATGAATAATTTAACCTTGGCTTTAGCTGAATATATATTGGAGATTAAAGATGAATAATGATTATTCATTAGAATTTTTAGAGAAAACATTTAATGAACATTCTATAATTCAACAACAAAAAATAAATATTGATAAAGAAAGATATCCAGATAGTGAATATTCAAAAAAATCTTTTAATCTTTCACTGGCTTTACATGTAATTGTTAAAGAAATTATTAAGCTTAAAAAAAAAGGACCGAATTTTAAATACGATAATCCAAATGTTTCGGATATTTATTTGTGAAAAATAGATAGCTACAATGCAAAAATTTTGGTATAAATGAAATAATTTACAAGAGATTGTTTAATGGGTTCATACGAATCAGGTCAATATTCACTAGGATTTATCGATCCCTCTGATGTTCAGGCTAAAGATCTGAAACAAATGATGGATTGGTTTTATCAAAGCAATTATATCGGTGCTAGCTCACAATGGATGCAAGGGGCTATTGATAAAAGATTTAAAGTTGGTGATCAAAACACAAACAATCAATTTTACGGTAATAATTCACAAAACGTTCAAAAATTCTTTTTTAATTTAATTCAACGACATGTAAGTATGATATGTGGATTTCAGCGTAAGAATAGAAAATCTACAATTGCAATGCCAGTGAATGATAATGATGACTCTCTTGTTGATGATTATAACAAAGTATTTAGATATTGTGATGAAAGGGATGGATTTCAAGAATATCTGTCACAAGCCTTCGAAGGGTGTGTCGATACTGGTGAAACACTTCTTCATTTATATCCTGACTATACTTTTGATCCTATTTCTTCTGATCTTTTTACTGATTCTATATCATATAATAATTATTTGATTGATCAATATTGCCGTAAAATGGATCTTTCTGATTGTAACGGTATTTGGCGAAGACGTTGGACATCAAAAGAAATGGCAAAAAATTTAATACCTGGCTATTCAAAAGAAATTGATAAAATGAAGCCTGGAGGAATGAAAGACGGTAGATTTCCTTTACAAGCAGAATTGCAGAACGTTTCAGTAAACAATTTATTTACATATGACGAATTTTATTATCGCGCTACACGTAAAGGTCAGATAATACTTGATCCAAAAACAGGTGAATCACATGAATTTGAACCAGACGAGACAGAAGATGATGACATGTTGGATCAAATCATGCGTCAACAACCCTGGCTTAGAGTTAAAGAAGTAGATATTCCAACATGTAAACTTGTTATTGCATTATCTGGAAAAATTATTTACCACGGTAAAAATTTACTTGAAATTGACGAATACCCTTTTGTGCCCTGTCAGTGCTACGTGGACCAAGATATTCAATCTCCTTCATGGAGAAAACGCGGGGTTATAAGGAATTTGCGCGATAGTCAATTTTTATACAACATGAGAAAAATAATTGAACTTCAGCTATTACAAAGTTCTTTAAATGCGGGTTGGATATATCCTGTTGATGTAGTAACAGATCCGAAAGCTTTTAGACAATCTAGCGGTGGTGACGGATTCTTAATACCATTAAAAACAGGACATTTGCCAGGAGAAATACAACGAATAGAACCTGTTGCAATACCTCAAAGTTTATTAGAATTATCTCAATCATTAGCCGAAGACATAACAAAAATATCAGGAGTAAACGAAGAACTTTTGGGATCAGCAACCGACGATAAATCTGGAATACTTTCGATGTTGCGCCAAGGTGCCGGACTCACAACATTACAAACAATATTTGATAAATTAGATTATTCTCAAAGATTATATGGAAAAATCCGATTACAAGCTATTCGAAAAAACTTTTCTAAAGGAAAGATTCGCAATATTCTTGGTCATAATCCAGATCCACGATTTTTTCGTTCTTATTCACAGAAATTCTCAATTGCAATCGAAGAAGGTAACTACTCAGCAACACAGAAACAGATGGAACTTCAGCAGTTACTCAATTTCAAAGAGATGGGTATTAACATAGCTGATAAATCAATTCTACGTGCATCATTCATTACTAATAAAAAGAAAGTTATTGAAGAGATGGAAGAGCAAAATCAACAACAAGCATTACAAGCACAACAGCAAGCAGAACAGCAACAGAAAGTAGATGATGCTAAGATAATGGGAATGATAGCTAAGTCAAATCTAGATAATGCTAAAGTATTCGAAACTAAAGCAAAAATTGATGATATTGAAGCGAGTGCAGAACATAAGCGAGTTGGTGCAGATTTAGACTTAGTGAAGTTAATTTTGGAATTGGAAGATATGCAATTTCAGCAGTTTTCAAACGCATTACAATATGTTCAAACTGTCAAACAAATAAACCAAGAATCATCACAAATGCAAAACACAGTTTAATATTTAATTATTTTTATGATAATGTATTCACAAAAGTGAGTATATATGACTAAATTTATTGATAGAACAAATCAAATTTACGGAAATTGGAAGATCATTGAAAGATCAAGTAATGAAAAATCTTACACTATGTGGTTATGCGAATGTAAATGTGGAAAAAGAAAAGTGATTAGAGGAACTGAAATAGAAAGTTCTCATGCAAGAAAAGATTGCGGTTGTTCAAAAACTTGGATCGGAAAAAGATTTGGAAGATTTTTAGTAATTGGTAAGGAAGGGAATAAATGTTTCAACAATTCTTTTGTGAATTGTGTTTGTGATTGCGGTAATAAAAAATCTGTTTGGGGAACTTCATTATATAATGGATGTTCAAAATCTTGTGGTTGTATTACCAAAGAAAAATCAGAAAAAAGAAGTTTAATAAAAGTTATGAGTTATTACAAAACACATGCAAGAAAAAATAAAAGAGAATTTTATTTAAATGAAATTGAATTTAAAGAATTAATTGAAAAAAATTGTTTTTATTGTAATTCTAAACCTGAAAACAAAGTTATTATTAAAAATAAAAAAGATTATTTATATAATGGAATAGATAGAGTTGATAATAAAAAAGGTTATATAAAAGAAAATTGTGTTTCATGTTGCAAAAATTGTAACCTTATGAAACGAGAAATGTCATATGATAATTGGATAAATCATATGAAAAATATATTGAATTATATATTGTTTAAAGAAGAACAACAAAATCCGGCAACAGTCGGACAGGGGGTAATATGAAAGAAAAAATGTCAGGTCGCGGAATGCCATATTTTCAAAATGATCATTGGCAAAAGAATGTAGAAGATGTAAATTTAGGTGGAACAAAATACAATCCATCCGAAATGAATCAAGTAGGTGAATATAAAGAAATGGTTGATAAACAATCAGCTTATTTGAAAAAACATAAAGCACAACATTAATTTTAAGAGGCTTCATTAGCCTCTTTTTATTTAAGGAATTAATATGGCAAAAGTTAAACATGCTCCTGATTATGCTAAAGATAAAACTGCCGATGTAATTAAAAAGGGAAGTGGTCCAGCTATACCGCAAGAACATTGGCAAGTAAATAGAGATTTAACACCACAAGGTGATAATACTGGTTGGGGAGCATTTTTACCTAGACCAGGAAAAGATAGACCTACTCCACATACAAAAACAAATGAGACAGATTATTAATGGAATTATGGACAGATGAATATTTTAAAGATTTAATAATACGTCATATTAAAAAAGAAATTTCAATGAAATTTTTTGTTAAAGAAAATAGACATCCAACGATTGAAGATTATAAATATTATATGAATTTATGGACAAATATAACATTCGATGAAATGAAAATAAATAATTATGATTTAGGTATTAGTGATGAGTGATTTTGAAAAAACATATAATATCGATCCACAAAGGGAAAGACCTATTTTCTTTGAAAGAACGCCGGCTTATGAAAAATGGCGTGCTGAACAAGATTTAATGGAAAAACAATTCAAATTACAAAATGAAGAAGAACCATTAAATGAAGTAGAACAACCTGTAAAAGTAAAGAGAAAATATGAGAAAAACAAGAGTAAAATTGTTAAAAAAAAGCTTAATAAAAATGATTCCTAATTTCACTAAACAACAATGGCGTAGATATAAAACTAATTATCTTTTGGGTTGGGTGTAATGAATCAAATTGTAAAAAGAAAAACAGCTGGTGAATTATCTCAAATTGCTTCAAAAGACAACACGAAATATTTAGCACGTGAAGTTGGTGAAGCTATGTGTCAAGATGTTGATGTCGAATTAAGAAAATGTATAAATATTTATAAAGATAAAATTGATGAAGATGAATTTTGTATTGTAAGAATCATAGCTGAAGATCCATTGATAAAGTCTTTAAAACGTTTTAAATACTATGGATGGCCTTATTTACCGTCACCAAGACCTAATCAAGCTGTATTTCTATACAATAAACCCCTAGATAAAATAACTCATAGATTATGGGTATTGCCGAATGCAATGTTAATGGCAACTCTTTCAATGGAAGATGTTTTAGTACCAAAAGAATATCAGACCATGCAAGCATGGTCTGTAGCATTTTTTAAAGGGCAATTTTGGGAATATGTTAGATATGATCAAAAGATTAATTTACTTTCAGAAAGAGAGTATCTATTAAAACATCGAGAAGAATTGATCAAGGCTGGCTGTAAGGTGCCTAATTCTCGTGTCACCGAGCCCTTTGATTTTAGTAAAATCTACATTGATAAGATCGTAGACACGCAAAAAGCCATTACTCAAAAGGATATTCTCAATTGATTTTGGTAAATTTAACATTGAGATTGGAACATCAGAAACCATATATTGTAAAGTCTTTGTGTAATCCGAATAACTTTTTAATAATTCCTGTTTGAACTTTTTAAGTTGCATTTCATCAATTATTTTTGTATTTTCTAGCTCAGACATAAAGGAGAAACCTATGAATAATAATACAATAGAAAATAAAGCAGAAAGCGTTGCAACGCAAGAAAAAACCGAAAAAATCGCGGTTAAAGAAGAAATTAATAATCCGACAATAGTAAAAGAAGAAACGCCCGCTGAAGATCCTAACTGGAAAGCTTTTCGTGAAGGTAGAAAAAAAGATAGACTTGAAAGAGAAGCTGCAGAAGCAAAAGCACGTGAAAAAGAAGCTGAAGTATTAGCGCTTAAAGCAGCAATGGAAGCAGCATTTACAAATCAACCGATTCAAAGACAGCAATCCCAAAACAATGATTATAATAACGAAGAAGAAGAAACAGAAGATCAAAAGATAGAAAGGAAAGTTCAGCAAGCTTTAGAAATAAGAGAAAAACAAGCACAAAAGCAAAGAGAAGAATATGAAAAACAATCATATCCGCAACGTCTAGTACAAACATATAGCGATTTTAATTCTGCAATAGCTCAAGAAAATTTAGATTATTTAGAATATCATTATCCAGAAGTAGCTCAACCGCTTCAACATTTGCCAGATGGTTTTGATAAATGGTCATATATTTATAAAGCTATTAAAAAGTTTGTTCCAAATCATTCAACCTCGAATAAAGAAGCCAAAAAGGCAGAAAATAATTTTAATAAGCCAAAATCTATGTCCACAACTTCTATTACACAACCAGGAAATACATCAGGCAGTCATATTATTCCCGAAGATCGAAAAGCACAAAATTGGGCGAGGATGAAAGCACGAATGAATGCTATAGAATAATTTCATGAAATACACAATAGAAAACGGAATAAATTTGTTTGATTAAAATCTTTTTTCCAATTACTATGGATTTTAACAGAACGATGAATTCGTTAATTCACATTTAGACTGAAAAGTACCTCGTCAGTACAGCGGTAATTAGTTCACTCGCAATGAACGCAATTATTAACTGTATAATGAGGTTTTTTTATGTCATTTTCAACTGGTATCGTTGGAATAGGCAATATGGCTCCTGAGCTTCCAGTACAGGCAGCTGAAGACTTGTTGTCAACTCCTATGTTTAATCTAATTCACAGTTTCGGTGTTGATTTGCATCATGCAGAATCATATATCGGAAAAACTACTCGTATGTCACGTTTCGAACGTCTTTCAACAGACGGCGGTCAACTTGATGGTTCTGGTATTGATCCAGCATCAGAAGTTCCAGTACGTACTGACATTGATGCGACTATGGAAATTTACGCAAAATCAATCGTTACAAACGAACAAGTTGTTTTGTGGGAAAATTCAAAAACGCTTACAAAATTTACAGCATTGCTTGGACAATGGCTACGTGAAAAGGAAGATCTCTTAATGAGAGATTTGTTCTCCAGTTCAGTTTCCTACATTAATGCTACTGGTGGATTGAATGCCGATCAGCCAAGTAACATCAGCTTAAACGATGTAAATAACATTGAAAATATTTTACTTGGAAATGATGCAAGATCAATGTTAACAAGTTTAGAAGCAACTCTAAAATTTGCAACAGGTGGTGTTCGAGATGCTTTTATTGCGCTTGCTAATACTAACTTGTCTGCAGACCTTCAAAAAGTTCAAGGAGTAATGCTGAAATCAGCATACCCTACGCAAGAAGGTATTAGACCAGAAGAATATTGCTCAATTTCAAGATTCCGTTTCTTTGTTTCATCAAAAGCAGCAAGAATTCCAGGCATTTCTTTGAAAGGAAATACAGTTTATACAATTCCTATGTTCGGTTTGGAAGCAGCAGCAAAAATTGAACAGAATAATTACACCGCTGTTATTGGATATAGACCGCCATGGGTAGTTTCATCCGTTGCACAAAATAGCCAATTGTATGCGAAATTTGCTATCGCTAGAGCGATTACAAATCAAAACTGGATCTCTGGCTTGAATGTAACTACATTCCAACCCTCATAAGGAGATACAATGGCTTTTACTATCATTTTTCAGCAAAAAATTGTACAACCAGCAACAGCGGTTACACAATTTCTTAATGTTCCAAGTGGAGCTGATTATATTAGAGTAATTAACTTTACTCAAAGAAATTTAAGTAGTTCAACTGCTGGAAATCAGTTTGAATTTTATCCTGCTATTGATCCTCAAGGATCTTCTTTTGAAAGATTTAGAAATAATTCTACAACTTCATTAGAAAAATATAATACGACAGGTGGTTTTGTTTATAATCAAAAATATCCAGAACCAGAAGCAGCTTTGACAGGTACAACAATCACACAAGCAAATGGTGCTGTCGCTTCAGTGACAAATACCTATAGCAATGGTGATAGAGTTGTTATTTATAATGCTGTCGGAATGCAACAAATTTCCGGTATGGTATTTACAATTAGCTCTGTTACTGGTTCACAATTTACATTATTGGGACTAGATTCATCTGGCTTTGCTGCTGGTGCAACTGCATTCAGCGTTAGAAGAATTGCTCCTGCAAATCGCGTTGAGCCTAGATTCTTCTACATCACAAAAATTAGTCAAGCAACTCAAGCGGTTGTTACACTATCTGAAGCACATGATTATGTTGTTGGAATGAAAGTTGAATTTACTGTACCAGGTTCCTGCGGAATGGTTCAGTTAAACAACTTTAACCAACCGCAAAGTTTACCTGCTGTTATTGTGGCAGTAAGCACATATACTATTACAGTAAATGTTGATACATCATCGTATACAGCTTTTGCATTACCTGCATCAACAGCTTCACCAACAGCACAATTATTTGCTACTGTTGCTCCAGCTGGTGCAAGTACACAAGTGTTGGGAAGTTTTCCAAATCAAGTTGTTACTGGATATAATTTCCAATATCAAAGTTTTAGAAGCGGATTGTTTGTACCGTATTTAGTTTTACCAGCTGGTGCAGATTCACCTGGTGGACAAGCTAATGATGTATTACTAGTTCAAGTTTACAAGATGGAAACTGGAACAATGGTGTAAATATAATTTACTTGATCATATCGGTATTATCGCCGATATGATCATATTTTAGGATCGAATGCCAAATAATTATCTTCCGCCAGTAATAACGATACCATCAGCATTAGAAATAGTAGCTATATCTCAATCATTTCCAATGATTGTTACAACGACAATGAATAGCGACCAAGCTAATACATATATATCAGGACAATTAGTAAAGTTGAATGTTCCAAATGATTACAAAATGATTCAAGCAAATGGATTGCAAGGACAAATTGTAAATGTAAGTGGAGCAAATATAAGTTTAAATATAGATTCGACATTTTTCGATGCTTTTGTAATTCCTTCATCGATTAAGTCAATACAACCAGCAAGTTTATCACCAGCGGGATCAAGGAATTTGCAATTTTCAAATAATACGAAACAAGTACCGTTTCAATCATTAAATAATTTTGGCAATTAAAGGAGATAAATATGTCTAATATTATGATGGCTACAGCTTCCGGTGAACAACACGGATTAATAAACACGTTAACAAATTTCGTTACAAATGATGACTTTAAAAATATGCTTCCAATTCATAAAGCTAAACTAGAAAAAGAAAGAAAAGAAGATGCTACGATTGTCAAAGCGGAATACATGAATTCTAGAGGTAGACATGAAAGATTAACAAAACCTTATTGTAAATATGCTGGAGATCCAATTCAAATTTGGCATTTTATTCCAGGAAGAGTTTATGAAGTACCACTTGGTCTTGTTAAAGAAGTAAATGACAATAACAAGAAATTGAAAAAAAGAAGTGGATTGGTCAGTATGGATGGTGAAAATATCAAATCAGATGGTTCACCTTTAGATTCAGATCAAGACGGAGAATTTCTACATAAATTTGTAAGCACTTCATTTTAATAGGAATATAATATGGCTTCAGTACTGCCTGCAGATTCAACTTATACTATGATAGAACAGAAAGTTAGGCATTTAACTGCTTCAACAGAATCAGCTGTTCCAAGTACCGTTATTCAGCGGGCAGTAAATACATTTTATAATCAAGATTTCCCATATGCAATTAAATTAGACCAAACAAGACAAGTATATAAATTTTTAACAATTCCAAACGTAGATAGATATCCAGTTGATGTTAATAATTTGCAGGGATTTCGCGCTCCAGTTTATTTTGCGGGAGTAAGAGGAAATTTTTTTAAAAACAGAGAACTTTTATATAATTTATATCCTCGTTATCCAACTCAATATCAGCCTATTGGAGGAGATGGGATAACAACAAGTTTTACGTTTAGTTTATTTGGTAACAATCAAAATCCTTTTCCTCAGCCAAATTTTGGAATACTGAGTACACAATTAGTTATCGGCGGTATTGATGTAAATGGTAATCCGATACGAATTATTGACGATGGTGGAGCTGTTGTAAATTCATTAGGTATTGGATCAAACACAACAACAGGTAAACTTCTTTTTATTAATCAAAACAATGTCGGAAATAATGTTTATTTAGATGCTTCTAATGCACAAAAACCCGCTATACCACCTTTATCACCTATTCCTATTCCTTCGCCTCCTTCACCTTTAACTAATCAATATTGTGGTACTGTTAATTATGTTACAACACAGATAACAGTTAATTTCCCTGTAGCACCTGCAGCGGGGACAACTATAAATGTTTGGGCTGCAACTTATCAAGTAGGTAGACCATATAATCTTTTATTTTGGAATAATGAGTTAACTATTCGACCTGTTCCAGATAATGTTTATCTTTGTGAAGTAGAAGTTTATCAAACACCTGCACAATTTATGATGACAAATGATAATCCTGTTCTTAATCAATGGTGGCAATACATAGCTTATGGAACAGCAAGGGAATTACTAAGAGAAAGACAAGATGTGGAAGGTGTTGATAATCTAAAAGAAGGTTTTGATAGGCAAGAGGCTTTAGTATTAGAACGACAATCCATTGAAGAAATAGGACAGCCAAATTATACATTATTCAACAACACCGAATATGGAAATAATTCAGGTGGTGGTTGGGGAATTGGGGTTGGGTATTAATGTCAGGATATAACCCATTAAAAATTACAGGAAACAGTACTGGTTTAGTTGAAAATCGAGAAGAGTTTCTATTGCCTGATGATGCGTATCCTGTTTTACGAAATGCTTATGTATGGCGAGAAAGAATATTACGTAAAAAAGGATATCAATTACTTGGTAGATTACAACGAAATATAGGTATGACTGATGGTGCGGGTAATTTTAATGTTATCATTACACCTTTTCCTATTCAGATTGGTATTGCTTCATTTCAAATAGGAACTGATATATTTAATGATCCTCAATATAGAACTGGAACTGTAACAAATCCTGTTAATTTGATCACAAATAGCATGGGAACAGGTACATTAAATAGAAATACAGGCGTTCTAACGATTACAGGATCAATACCAAACACTGCAGTTCAATATTATCCTGGATTGCCTGTAATGGGAATAAGGACACTTGAAAGAACAAATTCTGCAAACGATAGAACTATAGTTTTTGATCAAAATTATGCTTATCAATTTAATTCTTCGACTAATCAATTTATTGAATTTATTCCAGGCACAACATGGAATAAACATAATGGTTCTGTTTCAGCTTCTGATTTTTTTTGGTCAACAAATTATTGGACAAGTGGAACTCCTTTTTCACCTTTTGGAACGACAAATAACAAGTTATTTTGGGTAACGAATAATACAGGGCAATTCGGAAATTTGGCTGATCCTCCTAGAATTACCGATGGAATAACTTGGGTAGATTTTTTTCCTTCAACATGGTCACAAATAGATGCAACCAATTATTTAACTAATTGGCTGTCTATGTTACCATATCGCGGAAGAATGGTAACCTTCAATACTTGGGAAGGACCAAACGCAACAAGTAGCTTAAATTATTCAAATCGTATTAGATGGTCTACAATTGGAAATCCATTTATTCCTTATACAGCTTCATCCTCAGGAGTTGCAGCAAAAGGATCTTGGAGAGATGACATAAGAGGACAGGGTGGATTTCTTGACATTCCTACTTCAGAAGACATTATTTCTGTTGGTTTCGTTCGTGATAACTTGGTTATTTATTGTGAGCGTAGTACATGGCAGTTACGGTATACTGGCAGATCTATTTCACCATTTCAAATCGAAAAAGTAAATAGTGAATTAGGCGCACAAAGTCCTTTTTCAGCAATTCAATTTGACACTTCATTAATTGGTATTGGTGATAAAGGTATTGTTGAATGCGATAGTTATAAATCTGAAAGAATTGATATTAAGATTCCTGATTTTGTATTTCAATTTCAAGGTACAAGCACCAATAACAATTCATTATTTAGAGTTCATGGAATTAGAGATTTTGAAAATAGATTGGCATTTTGGACTGTTTGCATACAAACTGAATATGATGGAAGACTTGGAGAATCTAATCGAATTTTTCCAAATTTAAGATTAGTTTATAATTATGAAAATGATTCATGGGCTACATTTAACGATTCATTAACAGTAATTGGAAATTATCAAGTTCAAACTAGTCGAAATTGGATAAATACTCCAATTCCTTGGGTTAAATGTAACTTTCCTTGGATAAATCAACCTGCTGCCGTACCTGTTATAATTGGTGGAAATCAACAAGGTTTTGTTGAATACCTTGATGAGTTAACAACAAATGATGTTAGTTTATTCATTACAAATATAGTTGGGAAAAACACTACACCAACATTAATAATTTCACCAAACCACAACATGAAAACCGGGTTTGTAATTGGTATTTCAGGAATAATAACAGGATCAGACTTTGATAATTTAAACGATGGAATATTTGGGATTATTGTAGTAGATGCAAATTCTTTTACTATAAATTTATATAATTCTACAACAGATCAATTTAATACACCTCAATTAGATTCATCAACGAAAGTTTATGAAGGTGGTGGCTTAATAAATATTCGAGAAAACTTTTCTATAAAGAGTAAAAAATTTAACTTTTTAGATGAAGGTCAAAATATTCAATTAGGTTACATAGATTTATTGATGGACGCAACAGAACCAGATTCGCAAGGAGAAATCGCATTAAATATTTATTTAGATTATAACGATAGCACTGTATCAAATACTCTTCCAGAAAATCAAATAAATGATGGAAATACTCCAGTAACCGCCGACCCATTTTTTAATTCAGTGATACCAACTACAAAAGCAACATTAAGTGGAATTGATTGGTCTAAATTCTGGCAACGAGTTTATTGTGCAACAAGATCTAGCTTTTTGACATTGCAATATACTTTTAATAACTTTCAAATGTCTAATGAGAAACAAGAATTAAATGTACAAATAGATGCCCAAATCCTATGGATTCGGAAGGGGGGGCGCCTTTCTTCTATATAGTACTCAAATAAGATTACACAAATATAAAATATTTGTGATAAAATAAATCAAACCAAAAATGGGGAGATTTATGAAAAATATATGTTTGAAATGTTTTGAAATGAAAGAAATGTTCCATGGAAGAGATTGTGAAGATTGTAGAAAAAAGTATTTACATCAAAAATGGTTAGAAAGAAATAGAAAAACATGTCCTATATGTAAAATTGAGCATAATATAGGAAACTGTATTGAATGTAGCAATAAATGTAAAATTTTAAATAGAATAAAAATAGTAAATGGATGTTGGGAATGGCAGGGAAAAATAAATGAGCATGGATATGGTAATATATCTCTTAAAATTGAAGGAAGAAAAAATTTAATGGTTCACAGATTAAGTTACGAAATATTTAAAGGAGAAATTCCAAATGGGTTATTAGTTTGTCATTCATGCGATAATCCTAGATGCTGTAATCCCGATCATTTATGGGTTGGAACTCCTAAAGATAATACCCAAGATATGCTCAAGAAACACAGAGGGCGGAAGAAATTATTAAATAATGAAAGAAGAGCAATAGCAGCAGGAAAAATAACAGAAGAACAAGTTAAAGAAATAAGAGAATTATATAAAAATGGCAGTTCACAAAAGGAACTTCAAGAAAAATTTAAAATAAGTCAATCACAAGTTTCCGGAATCGTAACATATAGATTTTGGAAACACGTTGATTAAAAATTAAAGGATTTTAAATGTCATCATATCAGCCAAACATACCAACAGGTTTTGTGGATTTAGATTTAGATTATCAAAGCCTACAAGGAAACTTTCAGCAGTTAGACACTACTTTTGGTATTGATCATACTTTATTTTCTAATAATACAGCACAAAACGGATATCATACTAATATTCATATGATACCACATTCAACAACTGTTACTAACCCACCAAATAATCAACCTGTTGCAGCACCTTCTGCTGTTGCCGGATATGGTCAGTTATTCGATGCCACAATTAACGATGGAATAAACACAGATCAAGCTCTGTATTTTTTAACAGGCGGTAATCGTTTAACTCAATTAACTAGTAATTTCCAACCAGTATCTTCAAATAATGGATATACATATCTTCCAGGAGGTTTGATTTTACAATGGGGTTTTGTTACATCTACTGCTTCCACTTATCAAACTTTAAATTTTTCAACAAATAATATAAATTTTCCAAATAATTGTTTTATAATATTTACTCAACCATATGGTTCAGGTACAGTTCCTGGAAGTCAAGCTACTGTAGAAATAAGAAAATCTACTATTTCTAAAACATTATTTGAATGGGTTTTTGTAACAAACTCTGGAGAATATACTGGATTTTTTTGGGTAGCAATAGGAAATTAATATGACATTATCATTAGATAGTCAATATTTTGAAAGTTACGTACCGGTATACGATGCTATTCCAGAAAATTGGGATGATGCAAGGCCTTTTATAGTTGAACAATTAAAAAAATTAGCTAATGGAGTCAATATTCGTGAAATAGGTTTTTATTTAGATCAGGAATTATCGAGTGGTAAAGCTTTTTATCCAGGAACAAATGACGTTCTAGATGGTCAAACATCACAAATATTTAGAACGATATTAAGAAAGCTTGTGATAGTCGGTCCAATAATAGCCGGATTAAATACTATAGCACATGAAATAGATATAGATATGAATTTTACATTAGTTCAATTATGGGCATCTGCAACAAACACAACAACTTTAAGATCAGTAACATTTAGTAATCCTGATACGATTTGGATAGATGCAACTAATATTAATATTGTTTCTGATGGAAGTTATGATAGATGTAATTGTATAATTGAATATTTACAAGAGGTTTAATATGGGTGTTGGAGATACTTTAAAAGGTGTTTTTGGAGGAGGATTATTCTCTAAAAAAGCAAGAGGTGCTGCTAAAGATTTCTTTTTGGGATCACCAGAAATAAGAGAAAACGTCTCAACGTTAAGACCAGAACAAGAACCTCTATATCAACAAGCGGTTAATTCAGGATTAAATAAAGGTGCTGGTGGAGTATTTGGAGAATCAGCAGATTATTATAGAAATAACTTAAGTGATAATCCGAGTGATTTAGCTGCATATTCAGCACCGGCATTACGACAATATAATGAAGAGATAGTACCTGGAATATCGGAACAATTTGCAGGAATGGGATCAGGTGGTTTATCAAGTTCAGGATTTAGAAATTCACAAACACAAGGTGGCGTCGATCTAGCTGAAAGAATAGCACAGATTAGAGCTAATTTAAGACATTCTAGCGCACAAGGATTAACTGGTATTGGTCAAATTGGATTAGGTAACTATAGTCAAAACATGGTAACTCAACCTGGATCGGAAGGATTTTTATCACAAGCAGCACCGGCAATTGGTCATGCTGCATTAGCTTATGCTACAGGAGGAACATCTTTACCAGCATCAGCTGCTATGATGCAAAGCAAAAATTCTTTTGGTGGCAACAAAGTTGGATATAATTCAAGTCCTTATGGTGGAAACAATAGTATTTCAGCAAGTCCACAATCAAATAATCAACTTCCTAGATTTGGAGCTAGATAACGATGGTTCAAAAAATAAAACAAGCAAACATTTTTGGAAGAATAGGAACAGGAATTGGAAAAGGTTTAGCTGAACAGGTTCCAGAAGAAATCCAACGTTATAGATTGAAGCAGGGATTACAAGATTTTGAAAAAGATCATGAAAACCTTACACCAATTCAACAATTAGCAAGATTATCTTCAATACCAGGAATAACACCTCAAACGATACAATCATTTTCTGAATTAGCAAAAATTCAGAATGTAAAAAATGCTTATGGAAATAGATCACAAAATAGAAAAGCCTATCAAAAGCCAGAAGATATTTCCGCATCCCCTTTACAAGAAGTTGATTTTGCTAATCTTTCACAAAGAAGAGGATTAGAATCACAAGATAATCAAACGATGAATCCTTCGAATGAGGCTGTTAATAATCAGCAACGAACACCAAATGTAAGACCAACAGATTATAATCAACCTCAAGTTGTTAATGAAAATCCATTAAATGATAAGTTTTTGACTCGCACTCCTTGGACACCACAAATGCGAGACGATAGAGTAAGTCAATATCTTGAAGAAGGGTTTCTACCTGATCAAGCAAAACAATTGCAAAGTGATGATGAAGCAAGAGATTTAGCTGAACCAGGAGCAAATAAACAAAGATATGCTGAATTAAAAAATACACAACAAGAAGCAAGAGATGCTTTAAAAAGACATTTAGAAACAAAGCTTCAAAAGACTGGTGAAGGTGTTTATAGGGATTTAAGCGGAGAAAATCTGATAAATTTAGAAAGAGGAATGGAAAGAGATTTAAGATTAAAACCTAAATCTTCGATTGAAGATGTTGCAAACGATTGGTCAAATAGAGCTTTAGATTTAGCAAAAGCAAAAAGTCAATTAAATACACTAGCATCAACAACAGGAATAGAAGCAGCTTTTAAAGGTAATCAAGTTTTAAATAAATTAAAAGAATATTCAGATATTTATAAAAAATCTGGAAATTCAGAAGAATTTTACAACACTTTAAAAAGTAACAGTTTAAAAAATGGTTTTGATTTATCGTCTCAAGGTGCTGCATCAATAGCTTACCCATTAAATAAAAATGAAAAAAATTACATATCATCTATAAAAACGAATCAAATGGGATTATTGAGAAGCGAAAAAAATTCCAGAAAATACGCTATAGAAATTGAGGAATATTTAAATGCTGATAGCAGTATGCTTTCTATAGCAAGATCATTGAGTCAAAAAGATCCTTTATTCGATCAACAAGCATTTTTTGATCAATTAAGTGAAGATAAAGATGAAATTAGATTAAATCCAAGACAACGAAGAGAAATTGCTGAAGGAACAAAAAATATAATCCCTACATGGGGAGATATTTTAATATTGGAAGGGAGACAAAAATGACATCTTTAAGACCTGATGAATTAGCTTCAGAATCAGATATTGAAAGAGATAGAAATGTTAGAAGCAAAATAAAAGGAACAGCAAAAAGTGTAGTTTCAACAGCTATTGTAGCTGGAACTGGATATGCTTTTCCTTCTATAGCGTCAAAAGTTGCTCCCTTTCTTAATAGATACATTCCGACTGAATTAGCATTAAAAGGTATAAATAAAGTCAGTCCAGAATTAGGGGCTTTTCTTAAAAAAGGAATGGAAAAAGGTTTAGATGTAAAAGAAGGATTAAATTTTATTAAAGATAAAATACAATCTAAAAGTTTAAATGAAAATAAAAAAAATATTATTGAGCAATATTCTCCTGAATTAAATCAATTTATTTTAGATCAAATAAATAAAGGTAAAACACCTTTTGCAGCTGGAACTTTATCTAGAACATTGGAATCTAACAATAAATTTAAAAATGTAATTAAAAAAATAGAGAAAGATCATAAATTAGATTGGCCATCAATAATTGAGTCTATTTATGGTAATCAATCAACCGCATCACAATCACAAAATCAAGAACAACCCATACAGCCAGCACAATCTGAAATGACAAACTCATCACAACAACAGCAATCAGGGCAAGGTCAACAAGCTTTAGCAGCTATTTTGCAAAAAATTAATGCTAAATTAGGTGGGCAATAGTGAATGAAATTCAAGAATTACAGGAATTACTTCGCGAATTACTTGCAGGAATACAGGAAGTTTTGCAATCGGGAGAAATTTTAACTGATGAATTTCAAGGACAATTAGCTGAAACATTAAACATACTAACAACGCGTATTGATGAATTACAAAATGAAAATCCTACAGAAGTACTACAACCAGCACAAGCAGAACAACCACCAAATATAGGTTCTGGACCATTTGAAAGTAGCAATATTAATGGATTTAAATATAATCCAAAAACTAAAGATTTATACGTTCAATTTCATGGACCATATCCACAAGCAGCAGGATCAGTTTATAAATATAATAATGTACCTGAATTCATTTATAATGTGTTTAGTCAAGGTGCAGTAGGACCGAAAACATCTGGACAAAATCGATATCATAAATGGATAAAAGGAGTTACGCCGTCATTAGGAGGAACGATGAATGCTTTAATTAAGGCCGGTGGGTTTCAATATCAGCGTTTATCTTAATAATGATTCCATGTCCCAGTAAAACTTGATCGATATTCAACTTTTCCAGTCACACGATTACATCTATGATTTTCATCAATAAATACATATTTAGGTAAAAAATTATTTAATAAAAAATAAATACAAATTGTTACAGTTAAAACTTTAATTATAAAAAATTTCATTTTAATACATCCTTTTATTAAATTTCATAAAAGAATAACATAAAGAAATTAAAAAATCAATTTTTTTGTAAAATCCTATTAAAAAAATATGACTAAAATATTTGATTTGATAATATAGATTTAGCGTAGATGGAGTCGCACTCCAAGGGCAGAAATACGAGATCGCCGTCGTAAAAATATTTTGTTTAACTAAAAGCAACTTAAATTTACTAGGAGATTAAAATGACTGCAGCATTAGGAAATACAGCACAAGGAACGCCATTTGCAACAGGCGTCGACGCATATGTTTACCCACAATTCATTAGCGGAAATCGCGCACCAACTACTCAAGATATTTACCCACCAGGAACAAGAATCCAAGATAATTCTGTAAATCCAGCTATAATCTACGAAACGATTGGTGGAGGCGTCTGGACGTCTGGAGGAAATAATATAGCCACGACAACAGCACCTGGAATTGTTTATTTAGCCACATTATCGCAAACAGAATCCGGTGGCGCACCAAGTTCCGCTTATGTTTCATCTGCAAATGATGTTGCTACAGCTTTAGCAGCTGTTGTAGTTGGAGCAGGAGTACCCGCAACAACATTACAGCAGGGTTATGTTTTTCTTGCGACTAATGCACAAGCTCAAGCAGGATTGCTAACAACAAACTATGCTATAAATCCCGCATCGCTCGCTTCAGTATTTGCAGTTCCTTTTGCTTTAGGAAGCACAACACCAGCAGCGGTATCTTCAACAGCATTAACATCACTTGGAGCGGTTAGTTTAAACGCTTCTGGAGTAGATACAACTGCAATTGGTGGATCTTCTGGAGCAATCACAATAACTTCCGGTGCAGGTGGTTTAACAGCTATAGGTGGTGGAAATACAATAAAACTTTTTGATGATGCAGCAGCTAATGTTATTACACTTGGCAGTGTTACAGGAGCAGCTTCATTATCCTTGAGCGTTGGAACAGGTAATTTTTCACTTGTAACATCTGCTGGAGGTACTTCCACTGTTACAATTGCAGCTGCTAATACAACAGGGGTAATTTCAATTGGTGGTACAGCACAAACAGGTGCCATTTCATTAGGAAATAGCTCTGGTGCTAATACTGTAAACGTAGGTATTGGAAATGGTGCAAATACATTAAACCTTTCTACAGGAATTGGTGGAAATACAGTACATTTAGCCGATGGTGCTGGAACAAATGTTGTGACAATTGCTAGTGGAGCTTCTGTAAATACAGTAACAATAGGTTCTGTTACATCTACATCAGCCACAACAATTTTAGCCGGTACTGGTGGATTTACTCTTAATTTTGCAGCTACAACAGTTGCAGCAATTGGAGCAAGTTTAACAACAGGAACAATAACAATTGGTGGTACAGCTCAAACAGGATCTATTACTCTAGGTTCAACTTCTGGAGCTAGCCAAAGTATTTTAATTGCTAATGGTTCTGGAGCTACAGGTATTGTTTCAATTGGTAACGCAACAACTGCAGGTATGACAGTAAATATTGCTTCTGCAGCATCTATTGCTTCGGCAAATGCTGTAAACATAATGACAGGAGCAACACCAGCAGCTAATCAAACGTTAACAATAATGTCTGGTATTGCTAGTGCAGGTTCGCAATCAATTGCAATATTAGGGGGAGCAAACACAACAGGAACACAAACTTTCGGTTTGTTTAACGGTGCAATTGCCGGTGCAACAGAAAACCTGAATTTATTTTCCGGTACAATAGCTTCTGGTACATGTACATTTAACTTATTTAATGGAAACGCTTCTGGTGGAACATTAGTAGCAAATATTTTTGGTTCTACTGCAGCGACCACAGCCGGAACTGTTAATATTGGAACTGGTGCAGCAGCTCATGCAATAAATATGGGTTCTACAAGTTCAGGAAATATTACAGCTACAATTAAATCTACATCAACATTTGCAATTGTAGGTTCAGGCGGAACAATTAATATTGGTCATGATGCAGCAGCAAATACAATAGGTATCGGTGATGGTGCAGCAGCTCAATTAGTTACAATCGGTTCAGCAACAGGTGCAGCAGCATTAACTTTAAGATGTGGTACAGGAAATTTTGTATTTACTACATCTGCTGGCGGTGCTTCTACCGTTACTATGTTTGCAGCAAATACCACAGGAGTTATCAATATTGGTGGTACCGCACAAACTGGAGCAATTACTCTTGGTAACAGTTCAGCTGGGAACACTTTAAATCTTGGTATTGGAAATGGAGCAAATGTAACTAATATTTCAACAGGTGTTGGCGGTAATACAGTTCATATAGCAGATGGAGCAGGAATTAACACTGTTACAATTGCAAATGGTGCTTCAGCAAATACCGTAACGATTGGTTCAGTTAATACTACATCTACAACAGTTATTAACGCTGGTTCTGGTGATGTTAAAGTCACAGGATCTAATTTAAGAATTGCAACAACTGGAAAAGGTTTACAAATCAAATCAGGTGCAGCAACTGATATGGCAGGAACTGTAACATTGGTGGCAGGAACAGCTACAATATTAAATACTAATATTGCTACTGGAGATAAAATATTCCTCCAACATATTGCACCAAATGCTTCGACAGCATTGGGTATTCTTACATATACAATCAGCAACGGTGTAAGTTTTACAGTAACAAGTTTAGGTGTAACAACTGCAACTGTATTAGTTGCAGACGTATCCGATATAGCTTACTTTATTGTACGACCTTTATAATATTAACATTAAGGTTCCTAAGACATCTAAATTAGGAACCTGAAATTAGGAGATAGAATGATTAAGCAATTAGCACAACTAGAATGTAAGATTGAAGAAAAAGTATGTCGATTTCTATGTGATAATGATATGCCTTTGGCTCATGTTAAAGAATGCCTTTGTCAATTTTTAAAATATATCGGTAATATTGAAGATGCTGTATTGAAATCACAAGAATCAGAAAAAAAACCTGTTGAAAATGTAAATTCTGAAGAACAACCAAAAAGTGAGTAAAATATGTCAAATCCAGAGCAAGATTGGTTTCAGGCGATAGAAGCTAGTCAATTTAATCCCGCAAGTTTAACTGGAACTTTTCAACCAGTTTTTGCTTCTGGATTCCCAGATAATATTAAAATTATGCACGTTTATAATGGTGCATCTGTTGCAATGGATTATAGCTTAGATGGTACAACTTTTAACGGAGTGTGGCCTTCTGGAGCAACTTTAATTATTGATTTTCAAACGAATCATCGCGACACTGCTTCTTATGGTTCAGGTACATTAAACGGTAGAGCTGGTCAAAATGTATGGGTAAGGACTTGTTCTAATCCCACATATTTAACCATAGGGGGATATAGATGAGTCAATTTTATCAAGGAATTGCAGGTGGAGGCGGAGGAGGATCAGTAATTCAGACAGTAACAGGAAATACTGGCGGACCGATCGCTCCTGTTGCAAATAACATCAATTTATTAGGGCAGGATGGAATAACTGTCAACGGTTCTGTTGGTACTGAAATGATAACTCCTCGTGGAAGCGGAACGTTAAACATGTTTCTTGGACAGGGATCAGGCAACCTAACTTTATCGGGAAGTGCAAATGTTGGGTATGGTGGTAATAGTTTATTTTCTTTAACGTCTAGTTTAGACAACGTCGCCTGTGGTGTTAACACATTACGTAATTTGACAACAGGACAAGGAAGAAATACTGCTGTAGGTGGTTCAGCATTATTTTCATTAATTTCTGGACGGGATTGCGTTGCAATTGGTGCAGCAGCTGCAGAAAATAATCTTCAAAATGAAATAGTAGCGATAGGATCGAATGCACTTCTTTCAAATAGCACAGGTTCTCACAATACAGCAATCGGAACAGCTGCATTATCATTAAATGTGACTAATAGCAACTCAACTGCTATTGGATATGCAGCGTTAGCTAATGCAATTTCAAGTGGAAACACTGCGACCGGTTATTTTTGTCTAGAAAATTTAACTAGTGGAAACGGAAGTAATTCAGCTTATGGAAGCAATGTTGGTATTAATTTATTGACAGGATCTTTCAACTGTTTATTTGGAATATCAGCAGGAAACAACTACACAAGTTCTGAATCATCGAATATTTTAATAGCAAACTCTGGAAGTGTGGGAGAGTCACATACATTAAAAATTGGAACTCAAGGAAGCGGAAACGGAGAAGTTAATAAATGTTTTATAGCTGGTATTGTTGGTGCAACTCAAGCAAATCCAGAGCAGGTTTGGATCAATAATGCAACAAATCAATTATTTACATTTAACGGTATTGTAGGACCATATACAGCAACTCCCGCTAGTTATCAAGTTTTAGCCACTGATTATACAATTGGTGTAACATCAACAGCAGCAGCAAGAACAATAACAATGCCAAATTCCGGCATAGCGCAAGGACAAAGTTGGGTTATTAAAGATGAATCTGGTGGTGCAGCAACCAATAACATTACAATTTCCGGTAATGGTTTTAATATAGATGGTGCTGCTACATTTGTTATCAGCACTAATTATGGTTCCGTTGACATTTACTGGAATGGATCTGCATATTTTATTTTTTAAATAGGATTTACCATGGCTTATCTTAATACTATAAAAGTCACTACATATAATGTCGCAGATTCTCCAGCTACGTGGACTAAATCTGTTAATTCAAAATTCATACAGGTTTATGGATGGGGTAGTGGCGGAGGTGGAGGTAGCGGAGCAAAATTAGCTTCTGCTGGATCTAGTGGTGGTGGTGGTGGATCAGCTGGAGGGACATTTTTTTATGAAGGACCAGCAAGTTCATTTAACTCTACTGAATCAGTTGTTGTTGGAGCAGGAGGATCTGGTGGTGCTTCACAATCCACAAACGGTTCAAATGGAAACCCTGGAATTATAGGTAATATCTCTAGTTTTGGAAATCTTATAGCTAATGCTGGAAATTTTGGTGCTGCCGGGAATAATTCAACAGCTGCTGGAGGAATAGCAACACGATTTGACACATTTAGTACAACAACAACAACAACAGGCAATAGTGGCGGCATTGGATCGACTACAACAGGTGGAAATGGTACACAAACTGGTAATACTGGCCCACTGTTATCAGGAACAGGCGGTGGTGGTGGTGCTGGTGGAAATTCTACTTTAATAAGAGTTGGTGGAGCTTCAGGAATTGTTTCTAATCGTATACCTACAACGATGTTTGCTGGATCAATTGGTGGAACCGAATCTGGTCCGAACATTGATGGAGCAAATGGGTTATTACCAACAACCGGTGGAATAACATTGGGTGGTTCTGGTGGCGGTGGTGGTGGTGGTTATAGCACAGGCGCATTAGGAAACACCACTGGTGGAAAGGGAGGTAATGGAGCTATTCGCGGAGGTGGTGGTGGAGGCGGTGGTGGTGGAATAACTACTGTTGCAGATTCTGGTGCCGGAGGAAATGGTGGTGATGGGCAAATTATCGTTGTGGAATATTTTTAGAGAAATTATATGAATCCAATATCACCAATTGCAGAAATAAAGGACGTGAAATTTGAGTTACATAATGACAATTCATGTAACTCAAAATGGTGCATTCCTCTAAGTCCAAAAACCAAAAGGGATGCAACAGATGAAAAAGTTTCAAAAACTTCGTGTAATATTATTTAAAGTAATTAAACACTTTCTACGCGACCAGAGCTATCAACAATGTAATTACCATTTTTCTTAACTTCGACGCAACCTTGATAACCTGATAAATCAATGTTATATTCATCTGAACAAGTCATGCAATCAACATCATGAATAACGGTAAATTGAGCTGTTCTCTTGCACATCATTAAAATATAATCATGCCCTTTATGATGAATATGTTTAATTCTGATTCCATATTGATCGAATTCAGAACGATCATCTTTTACATGTGTTGATTTAACACAAAAAGGATCGAAATCAACGTTATTTTCCATTGAAAAACACTGTGAAAATGTTACAATTCCTAACATTGCTAAAGCTAAAATTCTCATTTTTACTCCTTTTTATCTGTTTGTTTAATTTTTTCCATTCTTTGATTATATTCATCAATAGATATTACACCTATTGAAAAAACAGCTTTAGATTCTGCGGGTATATAAGCAAAATAAGGATCTGAAAAAGCGTAATCATATTTAAAGCAATTCATAAAATCTTTAGTGACCTTACTTGAAAAGTTAAGTAAATCTGATAATGATGGATTTTCAATATTTATAACTGTTAAATCTATGCCTTTAACAGTTATTTCTATTTTATTTTTAACCATCCAATTTATTGGAATATATTTAATACAATCATTATCATCATCGTTATAATTCATTTTTTAATATTTTTGTTAAATCTTTCAATTTCAGAATCAACATGATCGCTAAATTCTTTTTTCAAAACATCTAAATTTATTCTCATTTGTTTTGATACATCTTCAAATGAAGGTGTGTAAGTAGGAATTGTATTATTGTATTTACACAGAATAAATTTCCTTTCTAAAAGATTAAAATCTTCTTCAATATAATTTCCACTCATTACATACTCCTAAAATTATCATGACCTGATTTATAATCAGCTACCCTTTCTTCACCTTTACTTAAACTAAAAAATCTAAATATCGCATTGATTAATCTTCTCATTTTATTTCCTTATTCTTCTTGTTCTAATTCAACTGAATTCATTACAGTTTCCATTTTTGACCACAAATTCTTAAAGTTAGTATTAATTCTTACTAATTCACCAGCATGAAAATGAGCAAAACGAGATAGTAAATATACGGTTCTAATTATTCTTATATTAACAGTGTTATCTTTTCCGACTTGTTTCTCTACCCAATCATCACCATCCTCAAAATGGTATAATTCAATTATTGGTAAAACATCCTTAAAAAAAACATTTAGTTTTTCTAAATCGTACATTTCCATAAACTTATTGATTTGTAATTCTAAATCTTCTTTTTTATGTTTCATTCTCTCCAGAGTCCTCTAGAAAATTTATTAATTTTTTCATTCATTACTTTCATCGTTTCGGGAAATTGCTTTTTACAAACTCCGCATGATACAGATGTTACATGTTTACCTAACAAATCATCTGCAATTGTGCATTTTAACTCAACTAAACATCCACACCCTTCACGTAAAGTTTCTGCGTAATCAGTTGCTAAAGTGTTGTAAAAATTATAATTAATCATTTTTCCTCAAAAATTAGTGTACCAGGATAATTCATCACCTTTTTTCTAACCATGAATATAATAACATGCCAATTATTAACATACTTAATAAATAGAAAACTATATTCATTTATTGATCCATTGTTTTAAACAAACCAAACCGCAAAAATATTTAGTTCTATTAATTGGTGGTAAAATAAGGATATCTAAAGTAACACTTCCAACATACGGACATGTTTCACAAGACAAAACTAATCTATGTACTGTAACACAATCACTATTTGTAAGATCGCAATTACAATTATCACAATTATAATTAATCGCCATTTTTCATTTCCTTCAAATATTTTTCTATGTTTAGCTAAATCTAATTATCAAAAAAAATCACTAATCTTACATTTTTTTCTTCTTCTTTGCTTAAAAAACCTAGTGAACTTATAATCCGTGGTAATACATATTCATGAAAAATAGGAAAATACGAATTGTCCAATTCAACAGATTGCCAATCACAATTATTTATTTCATAAAGAGAGGCATAAGTTCTAGAATGATAATCACAATCTTGAAATTCATATTTTAATGTGAAATCACTTGGAAATCCTCTTCCTGCAAACTGTGGTATTATATTAAAACCATTTCTAACATTTGCTAAAAAAGCAAATAATTTATAATTCCTATCATCTGGTATTATATTTCTGTCTATATATAAAGAACCCCAAAATCCATATCTATCTTTAATCTCATACGTTAAATGAATATCACATCCCATTTTTCCCATCCTTAATATACTTTTCTAACACCCACAATTTGTGTTCTAATTCCGAAATTCTTTTTTCTTGTTCACAAAAAGATTTACCTACTTTATTAATTGCAGCGAAAGTTCCACGACGAACTTTATTAGCAGATTCATCTACACGATTAATCTCTCTGCGTAATTCTGTCATTTCATCAATCGGAAAAAATTCAAGTTGTGTGTACATTATTTCCTATCATATTCTAAATGTAAGTAACAAATATATTCTTTTGATTTTTCATAACAATTGTCACATAAAAAAGTTCCAATTTTATTTGGATATTGTTTTAAAAAAGATTTTTTAAATGATTCACATTCAAGACATTTTTCGTTATAATTCTCGTCTATTTCATTCATCTTTATCCTTATATTTATCAATCTTCCAAAATTTAACAGGCTTTTGTCGATAATCTTGTATATTCGTTATTCCATAATCTGCTATTAATCGTTTCATATCAACAGCACCAGACCTCACAACTTCGTTTATTTTACATCCCATCGATATAGTTGGCTTATTTGTCATTTTGATTAATTCGTCTTTGCTACGAGCTTCTAAATCAGCCCAGAACTTTGCTTTTTCTTTGTTGTTAAGATAAACCATCAACTTTTCAGTGTATTCGCTATCATTACGATTATCATAATCATCATATTTAGATGGCGGTTCGATGCAATTCGTAACATAGTACCAGAATTTTTCTTCAGCTTCCAACAGTTTTTCAATATATGCATCATCTCGACGAACTTCGATTATTTTAGCTTTTGGAACTCCATTATATTCAACATAAGACATGTAAAATGTTTTATATGGTCTCACAACTTCACATTGATGCATCAATTGAGGAAAATAATAGTCTTTAACTTCATTATGTAACTCTTTTTCGGGACATTTAATTTCCAGTACTATGTTATTATCTTCGTTGTATCCATCTAAAGAAGCCATCATATAACTGATATTTTTATGTTTCTTAACAACAGGCTTAAAAGGTATGCCTAATTCTCTTTCAGCAAACAATAATGCAGGATCTTCCAGTCTTATTCCGCGTTCTGTGTGATGATTGCCTTTGAAACATTCTTTAAGTCCTAGTTTTTCAAGCCATAGATCACGTATTGTTTTTTCAAAACCAAATCCCATAATTACGCCAGCATCAGAACTTCCAATATGACGTGATCTCATTTCGTGCCATTCGTTACTTCTCTGTTCCATTTTGTACCCCATATTTTTTTTCTAGTTTTTTTATATATTTCCAATATGTAGGATTTCTATATGCATGTTGATAAATAAAACCATATCCGTCATAAAAACAAGTTCCAATTAATCCATTTTTTCTATCATTACACACAAAATAATAGTCGTTAAAAGGTGGTAGTTCGTTTTCAGTTAAAATCCAATCATCTTCACTATTCTGTTCCATTAGTTTCTTCCTCAAAAGCTTCAATCGATTCCTTTACATAATTTAAAATTGCTTTTTTCATGTCTTCTTTTTTATCGTCTGCATTTTCCAAAAAACAAAAAACAAAAACTTTTATTGAAACTTTTGTGAGTACACCTTCAGAAACCATTAATTCCTGGGATTTTTGTTGAATAAAGTTGAAAAGTTCAAAAGAAAACTTCTTTTGTAATTCATAATCATCTAAAAAATCGATTGTATTCTGAGCTATTAAACTATTTTTTTCTAAAAACATGTTTTACCTATTCCTTTTTCCCATTATTTTCATTAAATAATCTATCGTGATTCATTTTATTAATTAAAATGCGTTCATCTTTATTTAAACCTGTTTCATAATCACTGCTATTTATTAAATACTTTTTATAATTCTCTTGTGTTATTTCACATCCATTTTTATCTATGAACATTTTTTACCTATATTTATTTTTTCCTTAGGAGACATCCAAAGTTTTTTCAAATTTTCAACACTTAAACCAGTAAGACATGCTGAACAAACTTTTTTTCCATTTTCATCAATTCTATCTATGTAAAGCCTACCGCATTCACATAATTCTGGCGTATTTATTATTGTTTTTATCATATTTTATCCTAAAATTTACCCTATATTTCATGCAATTAATAAAGGATTGGTTTGAAACCCTACAACAAACCAACCCTATTTTTTTATTATTAAAAAGGAAGCTCTTGATCTTTTTTATTCAATGTTGCTTGATATTCATCACGATTTTTAATGATAGCGGTTTTAACTTTATCGTATAGCGTCACAGGCAATTTAGATAAATCAGTTACATTAATAGGGTCTTTTTTAAGCGACGCCATTAATGATTTTTTATAATCGTCAGAACAATCATTGTACGCATCTTCAAGTTCATCAGCTTGTGCTTTACTTATCAATGCTACTGACGATCTCTCTTTAGTTTCTGGCTTCTTTATAACCTCGTCATTGCGTTTAAATACTCCCTGTGTAAAAGTATCCCACTTTTTATCAAATGGGTCGGCAGAGTCAAATAAAGCCTCTAGATTACATGGCTTTTCGTTAAATTGATTGATTATGTAATCAGCGGTCGGTTTGTGCGGTAATGCATTTACCATATATTCAGTTGAAATGCTTTTTCCCTGCTTAATAATTTTTATATCGTAAAAGAATGGCGAACCCCAGTCAGCATCGTCACAAAGCATTTGTATTTGCTTTCTTAGAGTTGCTTGTACAATGTGCAATATCTGAATTTCTTCAGTTGCATAATTGAATACTACAAACGCCCAGAAATGACGAATTGGCTTTTTAGGATCTATTGATTTTAAAGGCTTATCTTCCATTCTAAAACGAATGGGTCGGTTATTTTCCCAGTCCTCCCATCCGAGAATCGGTGATGTTAAAATGCGAATCTTATTCTCGCCTTCAACAAGTTTCATATAATTATTGTTTGCATTTGGTGATTTATAATCTGCTGGTAAAAAACTCATATTATTCTCCATGTTTTTGTTAACTCTTGTTGTGTTTGATTAAATTGTTTTGTTTTTTCTTTTCTTAAATCTATCAATCTACGATAGACTTTTAATGCATATGTAATTTCTTCTTCTATTTGTTGTAGCTCTATATAATACTCATCGTATGAATAATTATTGTTGAACATAATTCCCTCTTTTTTTATAAAGAGATTGAGACGTTAATCTCATTTCTCATTTGATCCTTTAGCAGGGTGCTAAGAACACCCTGTTTTTTTTTACCACTCTCTTAATTTTTTCTCGTGATAACCTTTAATTATACAGTCATAAACTTTATCATAATATTTGTTGTATGCTGTAGACCATTGTTTTTTAATTTTCATTAATCTCATAATATCGTCTAAATTTGTCATTTCGTCGTAGCAACCAGATTCGTCATCTTCAACAAACCTTTCGACTATCATCTCTTTCATCAGTTCTCTAAAATCTTCTTCATCTTCGTAGTAATCAGGATAAGGATAATCTTCACCAACTCTCTGTTCGTAATCTGGGTTTAATTGTGAATCTAACATTTTTTAATCCTTTTTTTGTGTTTTGTGTTTTTTGTGTGTTTTGTTTATCCTTGACATTTTGTCTTGAATAACTATAATATAATACATATTCAGATAATTCGTCAAGAAAAAAGATAAAAAAAAAGAAAAAAAATAAAAGAATATTGTAAACCATGAACTTAAGAGACTATTTACACTTTAACAAAATATCGAAAAAAGAGCTTGCAGAGCGTGCTGGAATAAACTTCCAGACTTTATACGGTATCATGAAAGGAAGGAACGCACGTTATTATGATATTTGTCGAATAATCGTTGCTACAGATCATCAAGTTTCTCTATTTGAGATACTGCCAGAGCCGCTTTTAGAAGAAATGCAACAGATATTGCGTAAAAAATCAATGGATATTCCGTTGATTAATGATAAAAAAGACACTTGTGATGTTTTGACAAAAGCAAGAAACAATAGTTTATTTAGATAACAAGGATAATTTTAAAATGTGGATATTTTTATGCTCAACGGACTCGACTTATTTACAGGAATCGGAGGAATGTCACTCGCATTGTCAGAATGGGTTAGACCAATCGCTTATTGCGAAATCGACCCTTATTGTCAAGGAGTTCTCTTGTCACGAATGGACGATGGAAATTTGGAAGAATCTCCCATATGGCCAGACATTAAATCTCTTGACAGGGCTTGTCTAGGTGATATAATTTCTCTCAAAAAGGAGAGTGATTCAATGGCTGGTAAATTGAAAAAAGTAACAGAAGAACAAGTAGCTCAAGCAGTAAAAAGTTATGATGATGGAATGTCTTTAGCTGATTTGGCGCATATTTATGGAATGACAAGACAAGGAATGTGGGATTTAATACGTAGACGAACAACTCTAAGATCAAATTTAAAATATGGAAAAGACAATCATTTCTATAGAGGGGGTGCCCGAGCCGATGCAAGAGCAGGAAAAATACTTGATAATGCAATCCGTTATGGAAAATTGCATAATCCTGAAAAATGTTCTGAGTGTGGAAGCTGTGAACGATTCAAAGATGGAAGAACAGCCATCCAAGGACATCATGACGACTATAACAAACCTCTCGATGTCAGATGGCTTTGCCAACAATGTCATCACGAATGGCACAAAAACAATGAACCTATCAAATTTACAGGAGAGCCGGAACTCACCGAAGATGTCGATATCATCTTCGGCGGGTTCCCGTAATGTCCATGCCAAGATATCAGCATTGCAGGACATGGAAAAGGCTTGGAAGGAGAGCAA